CCCCTATAAAAAACTCGTTTTTTATAAACATGCTTAGAATTATTCTAAATCTAAGAAAAGCGCATCGCGTTTTGTAGGCAAATTATTTTCAAAAAAATGAATTTGGTTGTTGACTTAAAAAAATAAACGATTATATTGAGTTTATCAACAATGAAGGAAAAAGAAAATGACGCAAATTAAAACCAATACGATGACAGCAGAACAGCTTACTAATGGTTGGACAGTGATAGACGAAGATGGTGGCCAGTGGTGGCCCAGCGAAGAGGCGATCGCGCAAATTAATTCCGCCAGTAATCCGGAGGCCGAAGCACTGCGAATTTGCGAAGAGGATCCTATGCGCGGAACGTGGAAACAGTAGGAGATAACGGGTGCGGGAGAAATCCCTGAAATAGCCCCCTTGCGGGGGCTATTTTTTTGTGCCGATTTCCGCTACCCTGTAGGCACGGCCGCGTGGCGACGCTTGAAAAAAATTGAGAAAAAATGCGATCAATTCCAAAAATTTTATTCGACTTTTTGAAAAAAAATGAGTCGTGTCGAATTCGCGTCTATGATGATGCTCGTCCGAATTATTTAATTAAATTTAACGAAAAACCGACTGGGCAACTAACCGTCGGTTATGGACATGTGTTGCAAATGTGGCAAAAACTATATTATGCGCAAGAAGAATGCGACAAATTTTTGAATACTGACGTTTTGCTTGCTCGCTATAAATTGTATAAATGCATAGATGAAAATGTAATTAATTTGCTTACTGATAATCAGTATGCTGCAATTTTATCGTTTGTATTTAATTGTGGGGCGAACAAAAAATGGAAAATATGGGCCGCGGTCAATGAAAAAAAATGGAACGAAGTTATTTTGTGTCTAAAAGAATTTTGTCATGACGATGGAAAAGTTATTGCCGGTTTGCAAAACAGACGAAATGCGGAAATCGATATATGGAACACGCCCTGAATATAATTGCTGATTTTGTAACAAAAACAGCCCGGCCGTTTACGATCTACGCCGCTGGTTTCGCAATTGCCCGAGCAATTATAATTAATCCCGACGCCTCGCTTTTGTGGGCGGGCGTCGCAATTGTTTTGGGTTATACCGCCGGGCGTTCTTTTGAAAAGGTAAAAAATAATGCTGACATTTCTTAGTATTTTTGCAACAGTCAAGACTTTTCTTTCAAAAGTTTCCTGGAAAATTTGGGCGTTTATTGGCGTTGCGTTGCTATTAATTTTTGCCGGTTGGCGGCTTTATGAAAACGGCTATTCAAACGGACACACGGCGTGTGAGACGGCACATACAGTCGATCAAGCAAAGATCATAGCAAAAAATAAAACGGCTGTGAGCAACGCTGTAAACGCCACTCAGACAGTTTTGATAAATAACGCTGTAAAAGACACTGCAAACGAAAAGGTCGCGCAATATGTTTATGTCAAATCCGAAACGGCTGAAAATCACGCTACCGTGTGCATTCCTGTCGATCTCGCTGATAAGTTGCGCGACCTCCAATGAGGCCGTGACGCCTGCTTTGCCTACTGAGGATATCGGCTTGACAACCTGTACAAAAGCCGCTGTACCGGTCATCCCTGGCGCTAGGGGAACGGCTTTGACTGAGGCTCAAGCATCGCAGACTATTGCCGATCAAAGGCAAGCCGCATTGAGCAAAGATCGTTGCGCAAAAACGTGGCAAAATTTTTACGATGCGTTGCGCGACGGATTTGGCAAATGAGCGAGCAAAATGTTGAGCGCTCGTTGGGCCGAATTGAAGGTATTCAATCGCAAATTTTGGCCGAATTGCAAAGTTTCAAAGCAGATTTTGCCACGCATGTAAAAGAAAATGTTGAAAATTTTCATAGGATTGACACTGAATTTGTAGAAGACGACAGGGCGCGCAATCAACATTTGAACGAACAAGATATTAAGATTGATGCTTTGCTCAAAGCAAAAGCGGTTGTGGAAGGTCAACTTACGTTAGGGCAAAAAATATTTTATCTAGCAGGTTCGTTTGCTGTTTTTGCATGGGCTGTTTTTGAGACGTTTTATAATCATCGTTGATGAAATTTGTCGGCTTGAAATAATATTCGTGTACTGTATTTTATATGAGCTATGAGTACAAAAAAGAAGGTTCGATTTTATAAGGGTGAAGATGGCCTCGCACTTGAAGCGCGGTTTATGGAAATTCACAAACGTTTTTCTAAAATTAATACGTATTCGGACGACGAAATTGCTCTTGTTGTTTTTGAAGGATTGCGCGACGCAAGAACCCGCGCGCCTGAGGCGGCAATAATTTGGGGCGAGGCTGCAAGAACAAGCGAAGCAAAAGAAAAATTACTTGAAAGCAAAGGCTCTGCAAAAGAATATTTTGAAGACGAGGCATTACAAAAAAAATATGACGAACTTGAAGAAATGTTATACGATTGTGAAAAAGATTATCTAAAATATCGAATTAGAATGGAGCAAATTAGAATGATAGAAGAAGAAGGAAAACGAAAAGCCGACGCTGCTAAAAACAATCCGTCTACGGATATTTGCGGGCTTCCTATTTTTGAGATTGTCGAACGTGCAAGCTGAACTATCAAATCATCAAATGCAATTGGTGGCTACAAATGCTCAATTTCCTGCATTTGTCGGGGGTTTTGGTAGCGGCAAAACGCAAGCGTTGATTATTCGCGCCTTGCGATTGAAATCAAAATACAGAACGTGTAACATTGCTTATTATATGCCTACGTTCGATCTTATTCGTACAATTGCTTTTCCAAGATTTGAAGAATTGCTAGACAGTATTCCAGGCGCAAGTTATAAAAGCATAAAAGGACTTACACCGAAAATTTGTATACTGAACGGCGGCGAAATAATTTTTCGCACGATGGACACGCCTTCTCGAATTATTGGTTATGAAGTTGCTGACAGTTTTGTCGATGAATTAGATACGTTGAAACTAGAAGACGCAAAAGATGTATGGACAAAAATTCTTTCTCGCAATCGGCAAAAGAAACCGGACGGCTCCCGCAATACCATTGCTGTAGGTACAACGCCCGAAGGATTTCGATTTGTTTATCAACAGTGGAAGAAAAACCCTAGTGCTGAAAACGACGGGTACGAATTAATTAAAGCAAGTACATATAGCAATTTGTGTAATCTGCCCGCTGATTATATTGAAAATATGCAAAAAAATTATCCGCCAGGAATGATCGATGCATATGTTAACGGTGAATTTTGTAACTTGAAGCAAGGTACTGTTTATTCGAGTTATGATCGAAAGCAAAATGCAAGTGTTGAAATAATTCAAGAAAACGAACCTTTGCACATTGGCATGGATTTCAATATAGGAAAAATGGCAGCGGTTATTTTTATTTTGCGTAAAAATATTCCGCACGCGGTTGCTGAATTACATGGCATTTTTGATACGCCTTCTATGATTGGTATTTTGAAAAATAAGTATTCAAAACATTTCATTTCGGTTTATCCTGATGCTTCGGGCGATAGTCGAAAAAGCACAGCGTCGAGTATAACTGATATAGCAATGCTTCGTTCGGCGGGATATTCCGTGTGCGCATTAAAAGCAAACCCGCCGGTTAGAAATCGCGTGCTTGCGATGAACGTTATGCTATGTTCTGGCGACGGAAAACGTAGTATGTTTGTCAACAGCGATGCTTGTCCTACATTTGCAGACGCGCTGGAGCAACAATCGTATGATGAAAAGACCGGCGAACCTGATAAGAAAAGCGGTGTCGATCATATTCTTGATGCCGGTGGATATTTTGTACACTACCGATATCCAATTGCTGAACGTATGCAATTCGTAAAAATAACAGGTGTTTGAAAATGGCAAATGATGAAAATCAAGGCGTTGCTACCCAGCATAAAGATTATTCGTATTATTGGCGCGAATGGCAAAAGTGCCGCGATGTTTTTAGTGGACAACGTGCCGTGCACAAAGCTGGCGAAATTTATTTGCCAAAGTTAAGCGATCAAAGCAATAACGAATATGATGCATATAAAATGCGCGCGTCTTTTTATAACGCATCGTGGCGAACGGTTGCTGGGTTATGCGGAATGCTTTTTCGCAAAGCACCTACGCAAGAATTGCCTGCACCAATTGCCGAATATGCAAATGATATAACGCTTGAAAATGTCGAACTTGAGGCGTTTGCTAAAGAAGTTGCTTATGAAGTTTTGGAAGTCGGGCGCGTTGGAATTCTTGTTGATTTTCCAGAAAATCCGGACGCTATTAATATGAGCGTTGCGGACGCCGACGCTTTGAAATTGCGACCGTATATGCGTATTTATTCAACTGAAAATATTTTGAATTGGAAGTTTCGTCTTATTAATAACGTTCGTGTTCCTTGTTTGATTGTATTAACCGAAGACGCTTGCTTAGACAGCGGCGAATACGAAAACTTTTGGGAAAAAACAGAAACTCGTTATCGTGTTTTGAGTTTAGATAACGACGGCTATTATCATGTTAGAATTTTTAGAAAAGATGAACAAAAAAACGACTTGTTAGTTAGCGAAATTATTCCGCAAATGAACGGAAAGCCGTTAGCATATATTCCGTTCGTTTGCATTGGAATTGATGGTGTAAAAATCGATTGCGAAGAGCCGCCGTTAATTGATCTTGTTGACGTAAATTTATCGCATTATCGCACAACTGCCGATTACGAACACGCTTGCCATTTTACGGGACTGCCGACACCGTGGGCGGCTGGTTTCGAACCGCCAAACGGTGACGATGGAAAACCGCAAGCGTTGCGTATAGGATCGTCTTCGGCTTGGATTGCGCGCGATCCGTCTGCGCATTGTGGCTATCTTGAATTTACGGGGCAAGGTTTGACTGCGCTTACGGCAAATCTTGATCGTAAAGAAAAGCAAATGGCGGTTCTTGGTGCAAGAATGCTTGCTGACGATAAGGCCGGTGTCGAAGCATATAAAACTGTCGCTACAAGGCAAGTTACAGAAACGTCTATTTTATCGAGTATTGCTATATCAATTTCAAAAGGCATTCGCATTGCGCTTACTTGGTTTGCTGATTGGGCTGGCGCAAGCGGTGAAATAAAATATGAAATTAATCGTGAATTTTTACCTGTTGCCGTTGACGCGCAAACGCTTGCGCAATATATGGCAATGTGGCAAGGCGGAGGCATTAGCGAAGGCGAATTTTACGATCTTTTGCAACGTGCTGATTTGATCGAAAGCGAAAAAACGCTTGAAGAACATCAGGCGGAAATTGATGCCGCGCCCCCGCCCGCGCCAAAAACTTCTACAAATAATTCGCTTACTGATATTCCGCAACCTGACAAAATTGCGGTTTCCGAATGATACCAGAGCAAAAAATTCTTGATGATATTTTAAATCAAAGTCTTTTGTTATTTCGTCAGTCCGCGGCGCAAACGACAGCAACAATAAAACGTATCAAAGCGATGCAAAAAAAACTTGCGGCTGCTTTGAATGAACAAGATTTACAAGAAGCAAAAAAAGCTGAAATTGCTAATGTTTTAGCAAAATGTGAAAAAGTAATTACTGACGCATACGGAGGAATTCAGCAAAGTTTTGATCTTGGTGATTACGCAAAAACGGTTTCCGATAATACCGGAAAGTCGCTTGTTGTCGCGCTTGGAAAAGAAGCGAGCGGTTTGCCTACAAGCGACTATTTCAAGTCGCTTGCTTCGGATGTACTTTTGAACGGCGCGCCTATAAAAGATTGGTGGCAAGCTCAAAGCGATGATTTTACATTCAAGTTTTCGTCGGCTGTTAGGCAAGGATTAGCAAACGGCGAAACAAATTCACAAATTACGCAACGATTAACCGGCACAAAAACCGAACCCGGTTTGATTGATGTTGCTGAAAAGAACGCGCGAACGCTTGTGCAAACAAGCGCGCAATGCGTTGCAAACAACGCAAGATTAGCAACGTTTAAAGCGAACTCGGATATTATAAAAGGAATTGTTTGGGTAGCAACGCTTGACGGTCATACTTGCGAACAATGCATGGCTTACAGCGGCGCGCAATACGATCTGGACGGGCAGCCATTGAATGATGCGCCAATGATCAACGGCGGGCCGCCTCTGCATTTCAATTGCCGGTGCGTTATGGTGCCATTGACAAAATCGTTCAAGGAATTGGGCGTTGACGCGGACGAACCCCCTGTGGGCACGCGCGCAAGCGAAGACGGCCAACTTTTGGCCGATACATCGTTTTCTGATTTTCTCAGTACAAAGACGGAAGACTATCAAAACGAAATGCTTGGAAAAGGTCGCGCGGATATGTGGCGCGATGGTAAAATTACTTTGCGTGATTTGGTTGCTGGTACCGGAAGGCCGTTGACGTTAGAAGAGTTGAAGAGTAGATTTTCAGACTAAACTTGAGCCGCGCTAGGCGCGAAAGGATTTTGAATTATGGCTTTTGATGCAAAAGACCCCGCGGATAAAAAGATTTTGGAAGAAGCGATTAACGCTGCTCTTTCTGAAGCGAAAGAAACTTTTGAAATTGAAGTTGCTGGCCTAAGAAAAAATAACGAACGTTTAAAAAAAGAAAAAGAAAAAGCGAACGTGCCTAACGTCGAAGAAATTACACGGCTTGAAAAAGAAAATGAAGAATATGCTGCAAAAGCACGTGAATTCGAAAAACAATTCAAACTTACCGCGAAAGAACGCGACGAATTAAAAGCAAATTATGAAAACGAAAGTGCCGCTACTAAACGAATGATTGTCGAAAACGCGCTTACCGAAAATTTGCTAAAAGCGAACGTGCGAAAAGAATTGATGCCTGCGGTTAAGGCTCTTCTTTCTGGAAAAGTTGAAGTGAAAATCAACGGTGACGAACGTGTTGCTGTTGTCGGGAATAAATCGCTGGGCGATTTTGTTGCCGAATGGTCGCAGGGCGACGAGGGAAAACCATACGTAGCTGCGCCCGTGAATAATGGCAGCGGTGCACAAGGCGGCAGGGCCAACTTAGGCAGTAATGTAAAAACAATTTTGCGCTCGCAATACGACGCTAATCCGATTGCTTATGGCAAAGAATTAGCAAGCGGCGCAAAACTTATCGACGGCTGAAAGGGCCTTTAAAAATGTCTAATTCTTTTAACAATCTTGTTGCGACTGTTTACACGTCGCTCGATACGGTATCGCGAGAATTGGTTGGGTTTATTCCAGCGGTGACGCGCGATCCAGTTGTCGCAAGAGCGGCGATTGGTCAAACGATCATGTTTCCGATCGCGCCCGCGTCAACTTCGCGAAATATTGTTCCTGGTCAATTGCCTCCGGATGACGGCGATCAAACAATTGGCAATAGCACGCTTACGATTACAAAACAAAAAGCAGTTCCGTTTCGGTGGACTGGCGAAGAAAATTTGTCTTTGAATAACGGCGGTATTGGTCGCGCGGCTATTCAGCAAGATCAAATTTCACAAGCGCTTCGTACACTGACGAACGAAATGGAAGCCGATCTTGCTGGTTTGTATTTAAAAGCAAGCCGCGCTTACGGTACAGCCACAACTACGCCGTTTTCGCTTGCCGCAAATGTCGGTGTTGATACTGCACTGACACGCAAAATTCTTGACGATAACGGCGTTCCTGTTACGGATCGTCAGTTGATTATTTCTACCGGGGCCGGTGCCAATTTGCGTTCGCATTCGCAGTTAACGAAAGCAAATGAAAGCGGCGATCCTGATTTGCTTCGGCAAGGAACATTGCTTAATATGAACGGCTTTGCAATTCGAGAAAGTGCTCAAATCGCTAGGCCGTCGGCAGGCACTCTTGCGAACGCAACAACCAATGCGGCTGGTTACGCCATTGGTGCTACTGCAATTACGTTAGCTACCGCCGGAACAGGCCTTGCTGTTGCAGGCGACATTATTACGTTTGCTGGTGACATAAACAAATATGTTGTTGCTTCGGTTTCGTTTGCAAGTGCCGCGCCCGCTGCTGGCGATATTATCACGATTGCAAAGCCGGGCCTTAAGCAAGCTATTAGCGCGGCTGCAACCGCAATTACCGAAGTTGCTGTTTCGACGCGCAATCTTGCTTTTACTCGTTCGGCTTTGATTTTGGCAAATCGTTTGCCAGCCAAACCAGACGAAGGCGACAGTGCAAAAGAAAGTGCTATTATTGTTGATCCTGTTAGCGGTATACCGTTTGAACTTGCGATGTATACGGAATATAAGCGAGTTCATTACGAACTTGCGGCGGCTTGGGGCGTTGCTTGCGTAAAGCCTGAAAATCTTGCGATTTTGTTAGGCGAATAAAATAAAAAAGCGGAGCTTAAACACGCTCCGCTTTTTACTTTAAAAAGGATTTTAACAATGGCAACGTTAAAAATAAAATCTTCGCACGAAAGTCAAGGAGATTTTGTAATTATCGATGAAAATGATTTTGATGAAAACATTCATTTGCTTTTTGAAGAACCAGTAAAAGAACCTGTTGAAATGATAAAAAAGTCGTGGCCGGAAACAAAAAGTAAAAGTAAAACTAAATGACACTTGTTGTTGAAGATGGAACCGGAAAAGCAGATGCGGAAAGTTACATTGCTGTTTCCGACGCAAATGCATATCATATAGCGCGCGGCAATAGCGATTGGGCTGCGCTTGCGTCGGATGCTATCCGCGAACAATTGTTACGAAAAGCAACTGATTATATTGAACAAATTTATACGGGCGCTTGGCTAGGCCAAGCAACATCTTCAACGCAAGCTCTTTCTTGGCCGCGCTGTTATGTCGAACGAATTGAGCGAATGCGGTACGGTTATGATTATTATCCAAGTGATTTTATTCCGCCGGAATTAGGCAAAGCGTGCGCTGAATTAGCATTGCGAGCTGCAAGCGGCGATCTTGCCGCCGATCTCGAGCCGACAATTTCAAGCGCAAAAGTCGGTCCGATTTCCGTTGCGTATGATCCTAACGGTTTAACTGTTGCAAAATATCGCGTTGTTGATAATTTGCTTGCAAAGTTTTTGTTTGGTCGCGGCAACATGACAAAATTGGTGCGAACGTGACCGGCTCGCTTGACAAAACTTCTCGCTATCTTGCTGTAAACCTGATTAATCAGTTCGGAAAAAGTGTAACTCTAAATCGCATCGTACACGGAACTTATGATGTTTCGACTGGCAAAGTTACGAATGCAGTAACTAGCAGTTCGATTAATTGCGTACTTGAAGACTTTACGCCTTGGGAATTGGCAAACGGATTAGGAACGATCGGCGGAAAAAAAGTTACAATAGCTTCAAAAAGTGTTGCTATTCCTGCGTTAATTGACACGCTTACGATTGACAGTGATACGTTTACGATTGCCAGCATAAAGACAATGTACTCTGGTGAGCTTCCAGCAATTTACGAATTAGTGTGCAAAAAATCATGAGCTTTGCACTTGATCTAAAAGCGTTTGAAACAAAAACAACTGCAAAAGCGAACGCAGTTGTGCGAAAAATCGTACTTGATGTTGGCACTTCGCTTGTTATGAAAAGCCCGGTTGGTGACGCGAGTTATTGGAAAAGCGAACCTCCAAAAGGATATGTAGGTGGACGTTTCCGCGCCAATTGGCAATACGGTTTAGACGGAACAAATTCAGAAACTACAGAAAACGTTGATAAAAGCGGGGCAACTGCGCTTTCCGCATTGCAAAGCAAAGTCAACGCAAGCGCCGCCGGGCATATTCATTACATAACAAATTCGCTTCCGTATGCGCAACGGCTGGAAGACGGTTGGTCGCGTCAATGTCCGCCTAATGGAATGGTTGGTTTAACTGTACAAAATTTTCAGCCGGTTGTTAAAGCGGCGGCGGAGGCTTTGAAATGAGCGGCACTTATTCAATATCGATTGCGCTAGAAACGCGACTTTCGCTAATTGCTTCGCCGCTTGCTACGGAATATGAAAATGTTCCGTACACACCCGTCGCCGGTACACCCTATCAATCGCTAAATCTTTTGCTAAATACCCCCGTAAACGCTGAACTTTCTGCACGCTATCAAGAGCAAGGCTTTCTACAGGTAACGCTGCACTACCCTGTAGGCACGGGCAAGGCCGACGCGCTCGTTAAAGCCCAAGCAATTCGAGAGTGGTTCTATCGTGGCTTGAGCTTGGCCGCGAGCGATGTTATTGTAACGATAGGCGCCACGCCGATCATTGGAGTTGCTCAAATCGACGACGGCAACAGATATGCGATACCGGTAAAAATTCCGTTTATCGCGCAATCTAACTAAGGACGAAATAAAATGACTGTGGCGCAAGCAATTCATAAAATTACAGTACTAGCGAAACAAACCGGTTTAGGTGTTCCGTTTGCCGGTACTGGTGGACAAATTCTTCGCCGCGAAAGTTCGGTTTGGAAAGCCGAACGCGATACATTTACGAACAAAGAAATTGTGTCGCATCAACAAGACACTGGTATTTCTTACGGCTTGAAAAAAGCAAGCGGAACTATTTCCGGTGTACTTAGTCCGTCTACATACAAATCTGTTTTTGAAAGTGTTTTGCGTGCTGATTTTGCGGCGGTTGCGCCGCTAGTTGCCGGAATTGATGTTACGGTTACTGTTGCCGCGCCGCAATTTGTCGATGCATCGGCTGGTTTTCTTACAGCGGGCTTGAAAGTCGGCGATGTTGTTCGTTGGTCTGGTTTCACTGCCGCTAATGGAAACAACAATCGAAATTTTTTGATTACTGCTTTGACCGCTGGAAATATGAGCGGCATTTTTCTTGATGGCGGTTCTGCAATTGCTCACGCAAGTGGCGATACTTCGGCGACGGTTTCTGTTATTGGCAAAAAATGTAAAGTACCGCTTACGGGGCACACAAACAATTATTATACGATTGAAGAATGGTATGCCGATATTACAAAAAGCGAATTGTTTACTGACGTTCAGTTTAACAAATTCGAAATTTCTTTGCCTGCCACCGGTAACGCAACTGTTTCAATCGACGCAATTGGGCTTGATCGTACACTTGGCGCGGCTCAAGTTTTGACAACGCCAACCGCCGAAACTACTACATCGGTTTTGAGCGGTGTCAAAGGTGCGGTTTATCTTAACGGTTCGATTATTGATAACGCTACTAGTGCGAAAATTACGATTAATAGCAATCGAAAAGCTGGTGACGCTGTACTTGGTTCGAACGTTTCTAATGATATTGTTTCCGGGCGTGTTGCGGTAAGCGGCGAATTTGTTGCGCAATTTGAAGACAGCGTTATTCAAGCGCTTTATGCCGCCGAAACGCCGGTTTCGCTTGTTCTTGTTGTTACGGAAAGCGACGAACCTACTGCCGCGTTTGTTGCGTTTTCGCTTGGTCATATTAAACTAACCGGCGATACCCCCGATGACGGCGAAAGCAAGCAACTCACTCGCACTTATCCGTTTACGGCTGAATTGAATAGCGCTGGCGGCGCTGCTTTGGCTTTCGATGAAACAATTATTAGCGTGCAAGATAGCGCTGCTTAATAACAAAAAGGAATAAGCAAAATGGACCTTTCAAACATTGATGTAACAGCCGCTTGTGATAAACCGTTTGAATACGAAATAAAACATCCTGTTACTGGCGAAGGCGTCGGAACGTTTATTTTGATTGTCGGTAAAGATAGTAAAATTTATCAAAACGCAATTCGAGCTTCTATTGCGGTTGATGAAAACGAAGCATTGGCAGCGTCTCGGCTTGGAACAAAAATTGTTGCAAAATCACTTTCTGTTCGCGAAGCTGAAAACATCGATTTTATTGTTGCCGCGACTACCGGCTGGCGCAATATGACGTATACGTCTAAAAGCGGAAAAGTTTTAGGCGATGCTGATTTTTCTGCCGATAACGCACGAATTCTTTATACGGAACAAATTGAAGTTCGACGACAAGTCATTGCTGCAATCAACAATCTAGCAAATTTTATGAAAGGCTGATCGAACAGTTAGCCGCGTTCGCAAAAAACGAATTTGAGTTAGAAGCGGTGCAATCCGATGGCGCACCGCTTCGCGCTCATTTGCAGCGGCAAGCGTTCGGCATTATTGCCAAACCTGACGTTCGCGAACGCCTTTTAAATCCGCCTCAAATGCCCACAAGAGCAGATCCCCTGTGGGCAGATTTTTGTGCGCTTGATGCACGTCGTCAGTGGACGGATAAAGGGCCGCGGCCGCTCTCTTGGGAGGCTATACAAGCGTGGCTTTTTGTGACAAAATTGAACGTCAGTGTGCGCTACATCGAAACGATTTTTTTGCTAGATAATATTTATTTGAAATGCTGGTATGAAAATAAAAAAGGAACATCTGGCAAATGACTGATTTAGCAATGCTTGGAATTGGCGTTGATGCAACGCAAGTCGTTACCGGAACGAACGCGCTTGGCGGGCTTACAAGCGCTGGCGAAAAAGCAGAGAAATCAACACAAGCATTAACTGTAGCAACCGATCTTTTATCGCAAGGTATGAAGCTTTTAGGAATTAGCGTAAGCGCTGTTGCATTAGAAAAATTTGTTGAAAATTCGAATTCGCTTGCGATAAAATATCAACAACTCGGATTAGTTATGAATGCAGTCGGGGCCGGAGCAAATCTTACTGCCGGGCAAATGAGCGAAGTAAGCGCGGCGTTAGAAAAAAACGGATTTAGTATGATCGACGCGCGACGAAGCGCGCGCGATTTGGCAGTTGCTCAAGTTGACATGGCCGACGCTTCAAAATTAGGTTTGATAGCAACGAACGCGGCAATTGTAGGCGAAACGACGCGCGTTGATGCTTTGCATAACATTACAATTGCGCTTGAAACTGGTATGGCAAGAACGCTTCGGCATATGGGAATAGTTGTTGATTTTACTGCCGCAGAAGAAAAAATGAAATTACAAATAGGCGCAACTGGAAGAGAATTAACCGAACAAGAAAAAATTACTGCTAGAACATCGGCAGTAATTGAAGCAAGCGCAAAATTAGATACTGTGAAAGCAGAAGCTTCAAAAAGCGTTGCTGGACAAATTGCATTATTGAATAAAAATTATGAGGATATGAAAACAAAGCTTGGTGAAGCGACAATAGCGGCAACTTCTCAAGCATTTTTAGGGTTATCGGATGCAGTAAAAGCTGCAAATACTGCGCTTGATAGCGATGCTGGAAAAAATCGCATTGCGGAAATAGGAGCCGATCTACAAAAAGCAACTGCTTTCGCAGTTCAAAACGCCGATAGTGTTTTAAAAATTGGCGAGGCGTGGCTTGCGTTCAAAGGCGTTTCGATTATTGAGGGAATGCTTGTTTCGTCCGCAAAATGGGTTGCAACAACATATACGGAAACAGCGGCTTCGTTACAAAACGCAATTGCTCACAACGCAACTCGCACCGCGTTGATTAACGAAGCAAGTGCAAAAATCGCTGCGCTTAATAGCGATGTTGCTTTGCTGCAAGCTGAAATTGCTTTAAATAACGCAAAACTCGCTGGGGCTGCCACAGACGTTGAACGCATTGCTGCTACGCGCGCAATCGTTAGCGCACGGACGGCTGAGGTTGCGCTGACACGCCAAGCCGTCGCTGTCGAAGGGGAACTGGCAGCGGCCGAAGGTATTGCCACAAGCGGGGCTACGGCGCTTTCCAGCGCAGTTGCTTTTTTGGGCGGCCCCGTTGGTATCATAAGCGGTTTGCTCGCCTTGGGCGCGGCGGCTTGGGTATTGTGGGGCGATGACGCAAAAGACGCGGCGGATAAAGCGAAAGACGGCATAGACAAATCAAAAGAGGCCCTCGAAAGTTTTTACAGGCAACGAGAATTAAAACAAGCGGGAGGAAGTGATTTACAAGTAGAATACGATCATACACTGGAAACAATAAAGCAATTAAAAAAAGAATTGGCAGAAATGCCTAAAGAAAAAGTTGCTGTTTCTACCGGTGTTGCTGGCGGGGTTGCTGGCGGGGTTGTTTATGTTGAAAATCCGGCCATTGCTAAGGATAAAGAAGCTCTTGACGAAGCTTATAAATCTTTAGGTAATTTACACTACGCAATAGGTTTGCATAATGCGGATGTAGAAAAGCAAACTGCCGCCGAAGAAAAAGCGCGCGCAACGTTGCAAGTAAAAACAAAAGCTGAAAACGACGCGGCTATAACAGAACAAAACGCAATTGCTAACGCAAAACAAAGCGCAGAACAAGCAAAAAAACATCTTGAAGAAGAAACAAAATTAATTCAAAGCGCAAAAGATAAAATTGCAGTTACTACCATTCAAATAAAAAATCAAGATGATCTAAATAAGCAAGTATTGGCAGGAACAATTTCATATGAAGACGAAGCAAGAGCACTTATAAAAAGTAGCGATGGCGATAAGCTTCGCGAAGCTGCTATGAAAGCAACAAGCAGCGCTCGCAAAACAGAATTGCTTCAACTTGCTGAAAAAGCCGATTTAGAAGCAAAACAAAAAACGTCAGTAGATAACACAAGCTTTATTCTTGCCGAACAAGACGCTACCAAAAAAGCCAATGAAGAAACACAAAAAGAAATTGATCTTTATTATGAAAGCGCCGACGCAAAAATTATTGATCTTGCTGCATACAAAGCAGAAATAGAAGCTAAGGGAAAAGACGCAAATTATATTGACGATATTGTAAAAAAGACAAGAGAACAAGCGCAAGAAACTTTGACGCTTAATCATGTAAAAGCAATGCTTGCCGCAACCGATAAACGGACGCCCGACGAAGGCGAAAGCATCGCGCATAGTGCAATCAATACAGGATTAAACGGAAATAAATCAAATACTAGTGCATTAAATACAAGCGCCCAAGGAATGATTGGAAAAAGTACAGAACAAAAAAGTTACGAAGATGCAAAAAAATGGTTAGATAAACACCAAGTAGAAGTACAAAAATTTACTGACGACTACAATAAAAAATATAAAACAACATATACAGCAAGCCAAGTTACTGAAAAAGCAAAAGAACAATTAACACAAGACAGTTTAAATTCTCAGTTAACAAATACTGCTGATTTTTTTGGTCAAATGACTTCTTTGTCAAGTTCAAAAAACAAAGAATTGCAAGCAATTGGCAAAGCATCGGCAATTGCACAAGCAACACTTAACGGCTATGTTAGTATTTCTGAGGCGATGAAAGTCAGCCCTTGGTGGCTTGCTGTTACGGAAACCGCTATTGCTACTGCAATGGTCGCAGCAAATCTTGCAAATATTATGGGTATGGCCGATGGGGGTATAGTAAGCGGTCCCGGCGGCCCTACCGAAGACAAAGTCAACGCTCGTCTAAGCAACGGGGAATTTGTCGTCAATTCTGTGGCAGCTAGCCGCAACAGGCCAATTCTTGAGGCCATGAACACCAATACCCCGACGCTACAAACGCCCGTCTATGCGGCTTCGGGTGGCTCTGTAGGCACAGCGCAATCAAGTGTGCAAGGCCAAAATATTTCAATTCATAATTATGCTGGCGCAAATGTTAGTACGTCTACTGACGATACTGGAACTTTGAAAATTATGATACAAAGCGAAGCAAAAAAGCAAGCTAAAAATGTGTTGCATTCTGAATTATCAAATCCTAATTCAAAATCAAGACAATTGCTTAAGCAAGGAACAAATGTACAAGATAGGCACACGGCATGAGACGTTTGCGATTAATTCCTACGGTAAAAAACTATTCTTTATCGCCAGCGGGTTCTTTGTTTTCGTCAACAAGCGGGCCGAAAGCTTATTTTGGAAGAGCAAAAGAAAGCAATCCGATTACTGTAGCAATTCAATTTACATTGAACGTATCTGCATACGATTACATAATGGCTTTTTATCGTACTGCTACAAAAAACGGGGCTTCGCCTTTTCAGATTTATTTGATTGCCGAAACTGGCGAAAAAGTTCTTTATACGGCTTATTTTATTCCTGGTTCGTTTGGGTTAGACAGTACAGTCGGCGGATGTCAATTTGTTGTTGTAGCACAATGTGAAATTGTTACTTCTTATATAAATTCTGTTTCGGAAACTGTTGAATTCAATGCTTATCAAGCGACGCACCAATGACAAACAAACTCTATTTTTTACCGCAAGAAACTAATTACTCTTTCAAAATGCCGGAAACTGTTTTACGTACTGAAATGTACGGCGGTTTCTCAAAATTTAGAAATGATTTGCTAAACGCTTATGTTTCATTGACATGTGAGTGGCATTTCACTTATATTCAGTATACTGAATTTATCAATTTTTATCGTATAGGCACGAATAACGGAAAGAGCGAATTTATTACCAACTTATTTTTAGAAAGCGCCGAAATTGTTGAACATAATTGCTATTTTCAAAATCCTTCGCTTTCTGAAATAAACGAAGCTTACGTTATTATAAAAGACACGCTTTTCGTTAAGCCTCTTATGATAACCGAAGCAAACGATCTTGCTATAATTGAAGCTTTTGAGGCAAATCATGTCTGAGGAAGAAAACAAATTTATAGCATTTTTTTTGAACAATCAAGCGTCCGTTATTATGTACGATACGATTGAAATTTCGCATCCAAACATGTCGCAAATATATTATCTTGTGCGCAATAATTCTAACGGTTTGGTTGCTACAGATGAAAATTCGAACGTTCTAACATTTCAGTATTTGCCGTTTGTTATTTCAAAAGGCAAGTCAAGTTCTACTGATTTAGATCAAACGTTTGAAGTTCAGTTGGGCGATCTTGGTGATATTTTAGCTACTGAAATAGACGCTATTATTTTGGCCGACGGTATGGCGACAAAGCCGGTAATAAAATACAGGGGTTTCGCTAGCGATAATCTTGCTGCTCCTATTTATGGTCCTTTGCGATACGAAATAAACTCAGTACCGAGAAATTCAGACGGTAACTCAATTTCAGCAAGCGTTGCTAGACTTGCTGACAATAAAACAGGCGAAGCGTATACAATAGATTTGCTTGGGGTAATGGGAAAAACATTACTATGATAAAAGACCCTTGTTTTGATGGTTTTTTGAAACGTGCTTACGATGCGCAAAATTACAATTGCCTTGATTTTTTACGCGACGTTTGGCTTACTGTAACCGGCGAAGATTTGGCATTAGCATTGCCTACAGAATTTCGGGGACTTGGTAAGCGCCGCATTGACAAAATAGACATACAGCGCTTTCGAAAACTACAGCAACCAGAAACGCCCTGCATTGTAGTGCTAACGCGCCCCCGGCAAGACCCCCATGTAGGCATGTATTGGCGCGGACGCATGTTGCATCTAGGGACTGGCGGAGTTGAATTTTTGCCATTATCGTTGGCATCGCGAGGGTTCGAAAAAGTCAGGTTTTATCGATGAAAAAAGTATCTTTGATTGAAAATATTTTTGATGTAAAAACTATTGAAAATATAGAAGTTGAAGATATTTGCGTTTTTTTGTTTGAACGTTTTAACGGTAAATGCCCTAAAAATCTACATATATATAACAAATATTATTCAAAAGAAAATGAAATAACCCCGCATACTGATTTTGAAGTCAAATTGTTGAATAATTTTGACGGCCCTTTCATTGTAGTAATTGAACCAGGATACGGTTACGAGTTAATTGCTTATATTGTTGTTGCTGTTATTTCAATTGGTCTTTCTGTTTATTCTTATTTGTCGCAACCTTCTTCGGTTTCGTCAACAACAAAAGCAGGTTCTTCAAACAATTCTTTATCCGATAGAAGTAATAAAGCAAATTTAGGCGGAAGAATAGAAGATATTTTCGGAGAAGTTCGCTCAGTTCCTACTATTATTTGTTCACCTTATCACGTATTTGAAGATTTTGGAATTAATAACAGAGAAGTCGAATACGGTTATTATTGTATTGGAAGGGGTAGTTATGCAATAAACGATGCAAAGGAAGATACTACGTTATTGAGTTCGATTTCTGGGGCAAGCGCTCAATTTTATGATCCGTACAACTGGCCTAATGGAGCAAGCGGCCATAATAATATTAAAGAAACAATCGGCGATACCATTACTGTTTCGTTATTAGCTATGAAAACAACTGACAGTATTAACGGGCAAACGCTTTATGCGCCCAATTATAAAAAAATAGCAAGTGGTGAAAATGTTAGATTTACTTATACGGGTTACATTGATTGGGATAGTCTTAGCGATGATTATCAATTAAGTGATATTTTTGACGTTGGCGATGATATTACAATATCCGGGGCAAGTTATACAAACGGGGTAACAAGTGTTAATTTAGATGGTGTTTATACTATTTACAGTATTGATGATAGTAATCATAAATTGAAACTATCGTCGCCATCTAGTGAAAATGCAGATTGGAATAAATTGTCTAGTTTTTCTGATCAGCAAACCGGTTATGTTACAACTGCTAGTGTATTTTCAGATATTGATAGAATAATCGGACCTTATTTAGTAGGATATTCTGAAAGTGATACTTTATTATGTAATTTTACAGCATCTAACGGATTGTATAAAATAAATTCAAAAAACAAGCAACTTGCTTATACGGTTACTGTTGCGATTTCCAGAATTCCGTGTGACAGCGAAGGTAACGAAACTGGTTCTGAAATTATAGAATATTTTTCTATTACTGGTTCAAAAGTAACAAGATCGTTTATTGGTAAAACGCATTCTATTACTGTAATTCCTGGGTATTATAAAGTTTCGGCTTGGCGAATTTCTAATTATGAATACGGATATAATGGTCAAATTCAAGACGACATTGTTTGGAGAGATTTGTATTCAGGAACAACGGCAAAAGCAGGATCGTTAGTTACTGATTTTGGAAATATAACGACTGTTTACACACGTACAATTGCAAATTCGCAAAGCGTAAAAGGAACGTCACGCAAGTTAAACATGCTTGCAACAAGAAAAGTGCCTTTGCTTAATTCCGATGGAACATTGGGTGCTCTAACTGCCACAAAAAAGGCCGATAGCATTTTTGCTGCGATTTGTCTTGATGAAAAAATAGGAAAAAGAACAAGCGAAGAAGTCGATTTACAAAATATTTATCAAACGGTATCTGAAATAATTTCTTATTTTGGTATTGACGAAGCCGCTGAATTTTGTACTACTTTTGATAATCGCGATACTTCGCCCGAAGATACAATAAAAACTGTTGCTTCGGCAATATTTTGTTCTGCTTATCGTGAAAATAGAGTATTAAAACTATTTTT